ATGTGTGCCTTGAAACTCTGGGGTCACTGTCATGCGAGGTCTCCATGAACCGTGCTGCAATATGTGTCTGGGTCACGGTAACTTGAACTGTTGCTGTTCCTGATGCGGACCTTGCTTGCGGTCAACTCACGGAGATGCGCTATCTCAATAGAGGTGGCTGCTTTGTATCCTGTCAAAGCTGTCACGCTAGAGTTTGAATCGGACATTGCGTTTGTCAGTGTGTAGCTGGCGTCACCCGTGCCTTCGTCTGTAATTGAGGCTACGTTGAAGCTATCTCGTGCTGTAGCCGCAGCACCATCTTGTTGCGCCCACGCCTTCGCACTGCCATTCACAACAAAATTAGTTGCCAGCGAACCCGCAGTCGAGTGCGTCAGGGTATCTGCTTTGAGTGTACCGAAGCTAGTCATTATGCGAGGTCTCCATGAGATGTCCCATTTGTGGCATGGTCAACATTAGTGCCACTTAAATTATTAACTTCAACAGCCAAGGTATCTGTCGCATCTCTACTGTCATTCCTAATGGCATTTCGGCCAGCAGTTGTGTAAACAGTCCACACATTTGCGTATTGAATACTGTTAAAGGCATTTGTTGTCGCGAAGGAATAGTCTCCTGTTCCGTGGTCTGTTCCTGAAGAAACATTTAGGCTGTCAGATACCGCTGCGGAAGCAGTCGCTCTTAACCACGCCTTCGCCAGCCCCTGCTGCAAGTTTGTGGTTGTGGAGTTACCTTCACCCGTGACTGCAATAGAGCCAGCAGTGCTAGTACCAGTCAGCGTGTTTACAAGAATGGTACTCATGCGAGGTCTCCATGCACTACAAAATTCACTTCATGCGGGTCGTCGTGAGTAGAACCATTTTCAAAAAATCGTATGTCTACTTGACCAGCGGCATCTCGTATTACAGTTTCTGCTGAATCGTTATTTACAGTATTTCTTTTAGAAACATTCCCAGCGTAGTGAGTGTTACCAAAAGCGTTGGTAAAATTAACATCCAATTGACCAACCGCCTGATAAGCAATTGATGAAACATTCACGCTGTTGTTGTTGGTAGGGGTCGCACCACTATAAACAATAGAAGCAAATCCCTTTGCCGCACTTTGCTTCGTCAGCGTAACTGCGCCGCCGCTGGTGCTTTGGATGGTATCTGCCTTTAACGTACTCATAGCGTCACCAATGTCCCGCCGCTTTCAACGGTCAGGGTCACGCCACTGGCTACAGTGAACGGGCCTGTCACGTTTGCGTTCTCCGTTGCAAGGATGGTTGTGTTCGCCGTCAACGACTGTGCGTTGGTACGGAAGATACCCCCACCCTTGAAGTTGCCCTTGTTCTCTGCGGGTGGCACAATCGTACCCGCTTGTGGTGCAAGATAGTTTACAAAGATATTGCCTGTGCCACTCGACGGGGCAGCAGTGAAGGTGAGGGTGGTGCCGTCAGGAATTGTGTAGGCAGAGGTATCCTGCACCACGCCGTCTACCGATACCAGCACGTCTTGCACAGAAGAGACTGTGGTGGTCAGGGTAAACGTAGTGTCACTGCCATCACCGTTGAAACGCTGGACAGCTTTCGTAGCCTGATAAGACCCCGGAACTTTTTGACCTATGTATGGCATCTGTTATTCCTTACGTGCTGATTGCGTCAACTACAGAGACCCAAACATCTGCACTGCTTGCGGTATCACTCTGTACATTAAGTATATCGCCGGATTGCATTACAATCTTTGCACCGCCATCCAAGACCTGCAGGGCTGAACCTACCGGAATCGGGGCATCTTTAATGATGTAGTAGTCATCAGTGCCACCTGCACCAGTGATGTACACATCCATTAAGATTTGGCTAGTTGTAACATTAGCGATATTGATACCAACAATTGCGTCGTCGGAGTTTGCGGTACGCATAGCGACCTCGCTTGTTCCGACGTTACGTGCAATGTTTCTTTCAAAATCCTGTGCCATTACCTCTCCTTAATCACTGTATTATACAGCAATAATCATATTTAGTCAAGTCAAAGCGCAATCGCCATCGCGACTGCAAAACCGGCAGTAGCCGCACCGATGTCAGTTGCGACCTCCGATGCAGACCTGCCCTCGATAGACGTGCCGTTGACACGCAAGAAGTCGTCGTCAGCAACGCCGCTAGTAAACACGGCCACGTTGCCGTTGCTGATACCCGTGTCGGTGACTGCCGCAGTACCGAGTCCGATGTCAGAGCGAACCTCCGATGCGGAACGGCTCTCTAGGCCGTTAGCTGTGAAACGAGCAAACTCGTCGTCCGCCACAGACGAACTGTCGATTTTGACCGCGTTGGTGTTCGAGATGCCAAACGTCAGGGATGCCTGTCCACCGATGTCAGACAGCACCTCTGATGCGGAACGTCCCTCAATCGACGTGCCATCGATGCGAAGGAAGTCGTTATCAGCAGCACCACTTGTGAACACTGCTACGTTGCCGTTGCTGATGCCGGTATCAGTTACCGCTGCAGTGCCAAGCCCAAGAGTCGTACGCTGTGCTGCCGCGTCGGCGTCGTCGAGCAGTGCCTTACCTGCCGCTGTCAGATCGTATGTGGCTGCGCTGCCGGAACCGCTAAACTGAATGCCCTTGTCAGCAGCAGATGTCAGGCCAGCAAGTGCCTGTAGCTCTGTGTCGAGACGTGCGTTTGCAACGGTGCCGGACAACTGACTGGCATCGATAGTTTTGTTGGTGAGTGTTTGAGAGCCGGACAGCGTAGCTACAGTGCTGTCGATTGCGACAGTCAGGGTGTTGCCCGAGCCGGACGTATCGATGCCCGTGCCGCCAGCAATGTCGAGAGTTTCGCTGTCGAGGTCGATGCTAAGTGCGCCGCCGCTGTCACCCTGAAAGTCGAGGTCTTGTGCGGTCAGTTGCGCGTCTACGTACGCCTTGATAGCTTTGGCCGATGCAAGAGTAGTGTCTGTGCCAGCAACACTCGACAGGTCTGTGTCGAGGACGCCCGATTTGAGGTTGTCCACTTCAAGATTTGACACTGTGTTGTTGTCAGCATCGAGTGTCTTGTTTGTCAGGGTCTTTGTAGTTGCGGCGAGGTACGTATCAAAGGTATCGACTGTGGTCTGACGCATCGTGCCACCGTCGTTGGTCACGATACCATCGCTACCCGCTACGGCTGTCGTACCTGCAGACGTACCGCCGTCCATCAGATTGAGTTCTGCGGCAGTGGCAGTTACGTCCGTGCCACCGATGTCGAGGGTTGTCATCGACACTTCGCCAGCGACAGTCAGGACGCCCGATGCGAGGGTCATCAGGTCTGTGTCGTCGGTGTGTCCGATGGTTGCGCCGTTGATGTTGACGTTGTCGATGACGGCCTGTGTGATTGCGCTGTTCGTGCCGAGCGTTGCACCATCGATAGAGCCACCGTCGATGTTAGCCGTGTCCGCAGCCAAGCTGTCGATGTTAGCAGTGCCATTTATGTGTAGGTCTTTGAACTGCTTGCTTGACGAACCGAGATCGATGTCGTTGTCGGTTGTCGGCTCGATTACACCGTCCTTGAAGACAACCTGTTCTGTGGACGTACCCGATACGTCGATACTAACCTCGATCTGATTGTTGGGATTGTCAACAACAACCTTGTTCTTCGGCGTAGTTTCGCCCGGATCACCGATGAGTCCGATGACCGGACCCTCTGCTGCCGTGCCATCGTGTTTGTGACCAGTTGAGTTGTTGAATGCAGCTAGTACCTGATCAAATTCATCATTACTGTGTGCGGCGGTAATCGTATCGCCGTCAGAGTACGA